CCCGCGGCGGGCTTCCCGGGGAAGAAGCCCGCCCGCCATAACGCGCAGCCCCTTGGGTGCCTGCGCAATCTCGCTCGCCGCCTGAGCACGGCGGCCCGCGGTTTAGTTGGCCGGCGCCAGTCTCAAGGCGCCGGGAGTAGCGGGTCTATCCGCCCGCCCCGCTTTCTACTGTGGGCAGTTACCGGAGCGGGCAAGACCGAGATGATCTTACCATTACAGGGGTAAAAGCGGTCCTGGAAAGAGGTTTTATTGATGTCTTCCTATAATTGCTCACTTTTTGACCACTTGCATCATTAAGTCGCTAAATTTTTGAGCGGTTCCTTTTTTCATTTCTTTTGTAACGTGCATATAAACAAGTCTTGTTGTTTTATCATCTTTATGCCCAAGTCTCTCCATTATTTCTATCAAGGTGGCTCCAGCTTCAGCCAACAAGGTGATATGAGTATGCCTCAGGGAATGTGGTGTAAAATTAGACAAGCCTGCTAATTCTACAATTGTTTTCATTCTGGCCGCTGGTTTCTTTTGCGTCTCTGGGTATCCAGGGAAATTAGGGCCTAGATTAGGAAAAACGAAATCCCCATCAAAATATTTTTTTCTGTATTTCATTTTGTATTCATTTACTAGTAACCTTTGCTTTTCGAATATTTTCTTAAGTGTGTCGTCAAAGTCGATGACCCTAATTCCTGCTTCTGTTTTTGGGGGAACTAATTTATAAGAAGTTGTGTTGTTTCTTACAGAATGATACGTCTTAGTGATGGATATTGTTTTGTTGTTCAGATCAATATCCTTCCATTGCAAAACAACCGCTTCACCAATCCTCAATCCTGTATAAGCGAGAACCATAAACAAGTTGTAATCCTTATCTTTTCCGTGAATTTTCGCAGTGCGCAAAAATTTAGCCAGTTGTTCCTTTTCCATATATCTCGGAATATCTTCTCTGCTTTCTATTTCGGCCACGGTCTTTTGCTTTCTTGGGACTTTAGAATACTCTGTTGGGTTTATTTTCAAAATCCTCAATTCCATGGCTCGGCGAAAAATCATTCTTGCTGTTGCGTGGATGCTTAGTATCGTTTCGTTAGCAGCTCCATTTTTTTTAAGGTCAATTAGCATGTTTTGATAATGCGACAATTTTATATCGACTAATTTCGCTCCCCCAAAGTATTGATACAATTTATTGATCCTCGTCCTTCTCACCTGAACACTTCCTGGTTTCACCTCTCCTGTCGATTCATAAAACTCTAACCAAGATTCCGCAAACTCCCGAAATGATATTTTCGTTTGTTTCACAAACGTACCTTCTGCAACCTGCACCTCAACATCCGCGGCTGCCAATTCGGCGTCCCTCTTTGTTCTGTATCCGCCTTTTGACTCCTGTTCTCTTTCTCCGGTTACTAAATTTCTCCCAATATCAACCGTGTAATACCACGACTTTCCCCTTTTTCTGATGTAAGCCATTATTCAACCCCCCAGTGAGAAATGTCCCATATATATACCCACAACTTTTATTTGATTGGGAAGTTTTTCCTCAAAGGATTTCCTCCCAGAATACAACTTTATTTTTGGCGTTCCTTCTTCCCAGTTCATTTTTCTTAGAACTCCATTCTTTTTATCGCTTGATATCACCGAAACGATTTGCCCGTTTCGGTCTGCCCATTGAGCATCTCGCAAAAAGACAACGCTGCCCTTGTTTATGCCGAAATCAGACATTGTATCATCGGCAATACGAACCGCATAATCGGGTTGAATGTCGTCCCGAAAAGGGAAGTGAATATATTCATCAATATTATCTTCTGCCAGTAGTCCATCCTCGCTGCGGATTGATTTTATTAAAGGGATATCTTTATGATAGCGTTCCCCTTGACCAAGAGATGGAATTAATTGAGACTTGTATACATGCAGGGCTTCGGATATTTTTTCTAGATTCCCCATCGATATCAAAGTCTTTCCGTTTACGTAATCAGAGATAGTGCTAGTAGGTATATTTGTTTTTTCTGCTAAGTATGTTTGGTTTATGCCTCTTAGTCTCATTGTTTTCTTTAGATTTACTGAAGCTTCACTCATTGCTTTCAGTTCTAATTCAGAATATTTTTTGCGTGCCACCGTTATTGAACCTCCAAATTTTCCGATTTATCAGTATTATTTCCGATTATATCCGATTTAATCAAAAAATAAAAGCATTTTATAAAATAAATTGGTTGACAATCCGATTTAATCGGAATATATTATTGGCGAGGGAGGTGAAAAAATGAGCGAGTATAAGATTACTTGGACAGCGGCGAGAGTTAATGCCGGGTATACTTTAAAGGAAGTAGCAGATATTTCTAAAAGGAGTATTGATACGGTCCACCGTTATGAGAAAGATTCTAGCGGCATACCTTTAGATTTGATGAATTTATGGGTGGATCTATACAAAGTGCCGCCAGGACTTGTTTTTTGTGGCAGAAAATCCGATTTAATCGGAAATATGTTCAAGAAAGATGGTGAACCAAGAAAATGGGTGAGCGCTTGAAAATCACCAAAGTCGAAGATTTGCCGGATGTATGCTCCCCCCAAGTTGTTGCTGACTTTTTGGGGTTATCTAGAGATACAGTCTATGAACTATGCCAACTGTCAATTGACCATGGCGGGCTACCAAGTTACACGATTGGCGCCAGCAGAAAGATCGATTTGGATGACTTGTTAAAGTGGAAAGAAAACCAGAAGAATAAACAACTCAGAAAATCTAATTAATTTAAAAAAGAAAGGAGCTTTAGGGTGAACAAATTACAGATCATCAATCAAAACGGTCAGTTACTGGTCGATAGTCGGGATGTTGCAGAAATGATTGGAAGACCACACAGCGATCTAATCAAAAGTATTCGCACTTATTCGGAATATCTCACTAAAGGAGATTTTCCCCTCAGTGAATTTTTCATCACTAGCACTTACAAAGACGCAACTGGAAGAGAACTACCCTGCTTCCTGTTAACCCGTAAAGGCTGTGACATGGTTGCGAATAAGCTCACGGGTGAAAAAGGAACATTGTTCACCGCTGCTTATGTGTCCAGGTTTGAGGAAATGGAAAAGTCACAGGCGATTGACCTAACCGGACTCAGCCCTCAACTCCAACTATTAATATCGATGGAACAAAACGTTAAACAGATCCAACAGCGCCAGCAGCAGACAGAACAGCAAGTGACAGTCATTAAAGAAACCTTTTTACAGCACGACGAAAGCTGGCGCAACATGATCAAAGGTATGCTCAACGGCGCGGCATATCGATCCGGCACGAGTTACCGGGATATCCGCACGGAGAGTTATAGATTGCTTGAAGAGCGCGGCAAATGCCAATTAAACATTCGTCTCAAGAACCTTCAGGACCGTTTGGCAGATGCCGGGGCCACAAAGACCAAAATCAACGAGACTAACCGCATGGACGTGATTGAGTCTGACCCAAGGCTGAAAGAAATTTATACGTCCATAGTCAAGGAATTGGCTATTGGTACATTAGCATAAGGAGGTAGATAACCCTTGATCGGCATACATCCTATACATCGTAAGATGGCACTTATCACATGGATGTCAACGAATCAATACGGACAAATAAAACTAGATAAAGCTGCTGTTAAGTTGTTGCAACCGTTGCTCAAGCAAAATCTAAAAATGATTCAGCGACTCGACGAGTTGAAAAACCTCTCATACATTGCACATGTCAATGGTGAGTATGATTGGCAGCATAATATTTGCGCGAAGATTGAAGCGCTGGAACGGGACTTGTTCGAGGTTTAGACCGATTTGACGAGTTGCTAGGGGATAGCATCGGAGAGGCACTGGGTTTTCGCATCGAAAAACTAAATTTTAGGAGGAAGTTAAATGAAAGGTACATTTTTGATCACATCGGAGCAAGTAAAAGCTTACGGCGCTTGCCCGGAAGGATACAGATTTTTTATGAAAGAATTTCCCAAGGGTGGTGAATATCAAGCCATTTTGGATAAGTGCTGTGATGTTGGTCGTGCCGATTGGGCGGAGTGGTTGCTTAGAAGAGTTGGCCCTACAGAAGATGTGCGTGAGTACGAGGAACACGTCAATGAGTCTACTTTGCAGATCGTCTTTGCGGGAAGAGTTGTCTTTAAAATTGGAGCCTTTATTAAATTGCTGATTGCAGGCACGGGCATCGAGGCAGGCTGGGGCATCAAGGCAGGCGAGGGCATCGAGGCAGGCGAGGGCATCAAGGCAGGCGAGGGCATCAAGGCAGGCGAGGGCATCGAGGCAGGCGAGGGCATCGAGGCAGGCGAGGGCATCAAGGCAGGCGAGGGCATCGAGGCAGGCTGGGGCATCAAGGCAGGCTGGGGCATCAAGGCAGGCGAGGGCATCGAGGCAGGCTGGGGCATCAAGGCAGGCGAGGGCATCGAGGCAGGCGAGGGCATCAAGGCAGGCTGGGGCATCAAGGCAGGCGAGGGCATCAAGGCAGGCGAGGGCATCAAGGCAGGCGAGGGCATCAAGGCAGGCTGGGGCATCAAGGCAGGCTGGGGCATCAAGGCAGGCTGGGGCATCAAGGCAGGCGAGGGCATCAAGGCAGGCTGGGGCATCAAGGCAGGCGAGGGCATCGAGGCAGGCGAGGGCATCGAGGCAGGCTTAGAGTATGGCGTGTTTGCAGGTCTTAGAGTCAAGGTTACAAATTGGAGCAGATCAGCAAAAGTAACAGCAAAAACAAAGCCAGACAACTTAATAAGCGGTCACTGGCAGGACGCAGAGTAATGTTTGGGCTTGATACTCTCTATACCATACAAACGGCCTTACTAGATCATATATACATTATAAATTTGCGACTGGTAGATTTCCCGGGGGACAAAAAGTACGGGAAGTCTCTGGCAGATGCCAATGCCGCACTGGATGTAGTCACTACTCAACTTAAAAATAGATTGGAGGCAGAAAAGCATGAAGATCACCGGGAAAGCATGGAACGCCTTAACCATTGGCGAGAAATTAGCCGTATTAAGCGGCGCGGTAGCGGCTAACAAGAAGGGCATCCGGTATGTGGGTAAGTGAAATGACCGACGATCAAAAGCGGGAATATGGTTTTGTTGACCTAAGCATGGCCGAAATGAAAAGGCTAGGATATGTACTCGCCAAGAATGGATGGAAGAAGGTGCAACCAAATGGTGAAGTGCGGGTGTGGCAGGGAGGCAAAATACATTGTCTACGAAATCAAGCAGCCCCATTGCCCGACGTGCCTACAAGAAGCGTTGGAAACTAGTGGTCAAATATTGGTTGGGAGGATAGATGCAGATGGATATGCAGATACGGATAGCAGCGAAAGATGACTTTATATCTGAGTTTGCCCGGGCTTTTGTAGGTGCAACTCGCACTGATGGCCCGCATCCCAAATTTGTTTTTAAAAACGCCGTCCAGCGGGCCGAATACGACCGAATTAGACGGAGTCTGGAGGAAGAACATGAACGGAATGGAGTGGTTGGAAAAGGGGATCAAACCTCTGAAACAACTGGAGATGGACCTGGAAAACGTGTCGGCCGCAACTGCCCTCAGAACAACCGCAGATTTTATCGGTCTCGAACTATCTAAGGTAATCGCCGCTTTAGAAACGGCTGAACAGGTGCTGAAAATAGAAAATGACCACTGCGCCAACAGAGGTCAACAACTATAAAAATTTATCACGTACACAATAACACGATTATTGGGAGGTTGTAAAGGTGTCCTCTGAAAAGTTGAATATCTACCAAAAATTACTTGAGGTGCGAAAAGACGTGTCGTACCTCAAAAAAGAATCCCAGTCATCTCAATACAGTTATACGGGCAGCGCACAGGTTTTGGCGTCCGTTAGAAAAAAGATTAATGAGCAAGGATTGCTGTTAATCCCACGTGTTAACGACAAAAATCTGATTACGGAAACCGTGGAGTATACGGACGGCAACAAGCCTAAGAAGACAACCACGTATTTTACTGAGTTATCTATGACTATGACATGGGTCAACGCCGAAAATCCGACTGAAACCGTTGAGTGCCCTTGGTATTCCCAAGGCGTTGACATCGCTGGAGAAAAGGGAGTAGGTAAGGCCCTTACGTATGGCGAGAAGTATTTTATCCTCAAATTTTTTAACATCCCGACTGACAAGGACGATCCAGATGCCTTCCAGCAGAAGCATGAGCAAAAGGCATCTAAGGAGGTCCTTGAGAAAATAAAAGGCGTATGGGCGAAGTTGGGTCTTAAAGCCAATCAATTGGATGCACAGGCATTGTCGCTGTATAACCAAAAATTCTTCCAGTTGAGCGAAGAAAATGCTGATTACTTTTTAACCAAGCTAGAAGACCAGTTGGCAGAGGGGGCTAACAAATGAAGCTTACTCCCGAAAACTATTACTCCCAAGAAGCCAACGAGTATTACATGAGTGTGTCACAGTACAAAGATTTTTTGAAGTGTGAGGCCGCTGCGCTGGCAAAGGTCAAAGGTGAGTACCAGGACATTAAGAAAGATGCTCTGTTGCTGGGATCGTATGTACATGCAGCGTTGGAGAGCGAAGAAGCCTTTGACTTATTCAAATCCGATAATGCCGAAATCTATACAGCTAAGAAGGAATTAAAGGCCCCTTACAAGATGGCTAACAAAATGATCGACTCTGTTTTATCAGACGATTTGTGCAACATTGTGCTGGAGGGAGACAAAGAAGTTATTTTGACCGCGGAACTCTTTGGTATCCCATGGAAAGCAAAGTTGGATGTGCTGAATCGTTGGAACGGTAGATTTACTGACATCAAGACGGTCAAGGGTATTCGGGATAAATACTGGAATGGCCAAAGATACGTCTCTTTTATACAGCAATATCAGTATGACGTACAGATGTCTGTGTACGCCGAAATAGAGCGATTAAGCGGCGTAGAAAATCCGGATTACCTGGAGCCAACAATTTTGGCCGTATCGAAAGAAGACGTACCAGACAAAGAAATCATTTACTTTGATACTGAACTCATACAGGAAAAGTTGAGAGAAGTGTCCGGTAACATTGGCAGGGTCATGTCTGTTAAGCGGGGCGACGAGCAGCCTGTAGGATGTGGCAAGTGTGATTACTGCAAGTCTCGCAAAAAATTGGACGGAATGACTTACTATCTCGATTTGCTGGAGGCTATCTAATGGATGTGCTTAATGTAACCCAAGAGATACACGCCGCATCTCAGCGGCTTAGCAAGTCCGCTGACGCATTGTTTGGATTAGGCAGGGCAAAGGCCGAGGCAGAGCGAGATTACCGCCTAGCGCTTGCACAGGAGATTGTAAAGCTACGTGCGGACAATATACCAGTGTCCATTGTGACGGATCTAGCCAAAGGCAACGTGTCTGACAAATTGTTTGAGCGTGATTTAGCAGAGGCACAGTTTAAAGCTGGTATTGAAGCTGCTGACGCTATCAAAGTGCAAGTATCAGCTTTACAAACAATACTCAAATACCAAACGGATATGTAGGTGATCCTTATGGACTTTGGATTTAATCCAGTATCTAAGCCCTCATATCGCCGTCGTAAGCCCACAAGCAAAATGAGAGGCAGAATCACACCGGAAGTCTACCAAGCGGCTATGGAGCGATCAGAGGGGCGCTGCGAACGATGCGGATGCCCCGGCCCCTTGGAAGCTGCTCATTTAATCAGACGATGGAAGATCGAAGGCCAAACGACAGTTAAAGACATTGCCATGCTATGCGGACCAGCGGTTAACACCGGGACCTGTCATAACTGGGTTGATTATACGGAAGATGGCAGGAATTGGGCAGTCGAGTATAGAGCGAAACTTTACGAAAGAGGCAAAGAGTAGGTGGTGACATGGACGGGTGGATCAAACTCCATCGGGAAATTATTAATCATTGGATATACCAAGATGCAGAATACCTGAAAGTATGGGTTGAAATGCTGGTCAGGGCTAGGTATTGGGACGAACCGGGCAGAGAGTTGGTTGGAGATCAAATCATCATGGTTGGCCGGGGAGAATTTATCTTCGGTCGGCCAGCCTGGAGTAGAAGGTTGGGGATAAGCGAACAACGTTTGAAGACGCTTATTCAAAAAATGATCAAGGATGACATGATCGAGCTGATTCAGAAATATTCTCGTTGCACGCTTTATCGCGTTAAAAACTACGAAAAATTCAACCAGCAAGATAACCAGCAGGATAACCAACCAGAAGACCAGTCCTGCCAAGACATTGAACGGATTGGCAACCAGCATACCAACCAGCAAATGAACCAACGCTCAACCAGCAGCCAACCAGCAGCCAACCAGCAGCCAACCAATAACAAAGAAAGTAAAGAAAGAAAGAATGATAAGAAAGAAAAGAAAAAAGATAATACCGCATTTGAGGATTACACCTCAAATCCCGTTTTACTCGAATCTTTGAACTCATTTTATGAATATCGGAAAAAGAGCAAAAAGCCAATGACAGATGCGGCGGTTAAGTTGCTGCTTAAAAAATTGGACGATCTAGCAAGTGACGACGACACCAAGATAGACATTTTAAACCAATCCATACTCAATGGCTGGCAAGGGGTATTCCCGATCAAGGATGACTTGAAAAACCGACGAGTGAATAAGCCTGAAATTGTGAAGCGAGAAACTGAACAGGAAGTAAGCGAAGAAGAGTTTGCCGAATTGGTGAGAATGGCAGAAGAAAGAAAGGCGAGAAAGGAAGGTGTCATACGGTGAACAAAGCAAAGTGTAACGTACCAGGATGTAAAAACCACGCCACAGTATATTGGGCTACGGTACCAGTATGCAATAGATGTCAACTAGATTTGGCAGACGAGGCCATAGAGTTTTACAAAAAGAAATTGGATGTGCGTCCGGTGTTTGAGTCAATACGCGACTTGAGCCCGTGGAAGAAGCCTGAGGCTGGGGACAAAAGGCAAGTCACTGTAGCCAACGTTAAAAACGGGACTATCTTAGCACTCAAGCTAGGTGACAGTCGGTATGTACTGGATCGGCCAAATTATTATAAGGGGGCCAACATCGTATGAGCAGATTAATATTGCCCGGCACGGCTCCCAGCGTAAACCATATGTACAACAACGCCTATGTAAAAGGCCGCAGAATGAAGGTTATTAAAAAGTCTGCAAAAGAGTGGCTGGAAGATGCGACTTTCCGCTCTATCCAATGGCGAATGGAAAACAAATGGCCTACGGCCTCCGGGAAGGTCGCTGTGCGGCTTTGGTTCTTCCTCCCGGACAAACGTAGACGCGACACTCACAACGGCTTAAAAGGGCTGCTAGACGCCTTAGAAGACGGAGGCATATATGCAGACGACAAACTAGCTTTACCCCAAGTCATGGATTTTTCGGTAGATCGGAATAACCCGAGAATCGAAATAGAATTCGAAGTAGTCAATTGATAGTGTCGTTTTAAGAGGCGTAGGCGGTGATTTTAGAGGTTTTTCGAGCTAGGGAGTATAAACAGAAGGGTAAACCGCAAAAGGCCCTTAAAACCCATCCTAGACCGTTACAACCACAATACAGAGTATACAGGGATTAAAACTTAGTTAAGGAGGACTAACCCATGTTAGGTAAAGCAAGTGAGATTAAAGTCGTTGAATTGAAACTACCTGAAGTAGATGAATGGTTGAAAAATAATTCTAACGTTGACATTTTGGACATCAAGTATGCAATTACTCCGGCTGATCATTCGTTTACCCTCATCATCTATAAGGAGGCTAAACCCCATGAATGAACGGATACAAGAGATAAGAGATAGAAAATCGAAAGTCGCTGATTTTGCTATGCCGGGATCGACATACGAACAGTTGGGAAGCGACATCGATTATCTCCTATCAGAAGTGGAACGCCTACAAACCACGCTCTATACGCATCAATCCTATGACAAGACGGCTGGAGAGCTACATGAGGATAACCAAATATTGATATCTGCACTGGAATGGTACGCAAACAAGGGGAATTATGATCCTGTACATCTAGAAACATTGGGGAAAATCCCCATTGATGCGGATGAAGGCAGACGCTCAAGGGCTGCTCTATCTAAGGTGGGCGGTCAAAAGATGGTGATCTAATGCCTGAGGGATATATCGCCTATATACGTCACCTTAAGCCAGTACCCGGGCAACTACCGGATGTAACCTACGATTACGTCAGCAACGAGTCTCATATAGGTTGGCATATGGCGCTAACCCAAGATCGATCAGAGGCATATGTATTTGATGCGGACGAACTACTTTTGGTTGATCAGATGGGATTCAAAATAAAGAAGATTTGACCAGCAATACGAAAGGAGTTCGACCATGAAACCAATTAAAGTAATCATTCGATCTACAATGGACGATTTTGACGAAAAAGAAATCGTGTTATCGGAAAACGAAATTGCAGCACTAAAACATGTTGATTTCATCGAAATGGAAAAAGATGAGATAAATACAGGTAGGTTCCGGGTTTTTGAATTAGTCTACGATTTAGATACAAGACGGTTTGTGCTGTGGATAGATAAGGAAGAGTAGACCCATTTAATACAGAAAGGGAGGAATTTGAATTGGCTAACATTGAAGGGATGCAGAGCAAGTATATTGGTGTGTTAAAGATGGAGGATGCACAAAAGCACCTCACTCCGGCCCAGCAATGGGATTTAATCGGGATTTTTGAAACGATTGATGCAGGACGACAAGCCGAAGGCAAGCCTGCTGCCAGTAATAATATATACCTGGTCATTAACACAGATGAGCCGTATGCGGATGAAGTGATCGAGATCATGAAGCGTCACGGGCATTGGGGATAATGAACATTCCGCGGCAATGCCGCATGAGAAAGGATGAATGAGGAATGAAAGCAGGACAGTGGAAGTTTAACCATCAACCAGATGGCATTTGGGGAACAGGTGATTATCATGATACAAAAGAGGCGGCAATCGCCGAAGGTAAGTCATATTATCTTCCAGAGGATTACAAGACGCTGTATGTAGGGCAGGTAGAGCCAGCGCCCACAGTCGTGTCAGTTGATGCGTCGAGCGTACTAGATGATATTGCTTCAAGCGTCAGAGATGAATGCGGGGAGTGCGCAGAGGATTATCTGCAATACGTCAAAGATGAGCATGAGCAGGTGCTATCTGACCGTTTAAGCGATGTAGTCAATGCATGGATGGAGGAATTTGGGTACACCCCTGATTTTTATCTAATCGTAAACACTGAGCCTTTTGAAAATGACTGATACGCATTCCGAAAATTTAGCGATACAGGCCTCCATACCGGAGGCCCATCAAGTTAGGAGGGACAATCGAATGATGGAACTATATAGATTGCGGTTTAAGACAGGGAATAAGACCGTAGAGGATATTAAGAGCATGTATGACACTTCTGCTCCAGAGGAAGAAATCCTGGAACAGACAGCCGAAGCATACCGGAGTTTGAACGGTATGGAGGTTGTTGGAGCAGAATGGAATTATTCACCGGACACCTACAGTATTTACGGATGGAAACCCGAAGATGACGAAAAAATGAAGGAATTTACTTATCTGATAGAGCAAGATGAGATGTTTGGCAGTTATCTTAATAGACGAGAAGACTTCGAAAAAGACTGGAAAAACGGAGAGTATGAGTCATCGGCTGCACTCCACTTTGATAAAGGAGATTTTGAGGTCATAGAGAAAATTGAACGGGAGTGAGTTCAATGGGATTTGATCGCATTGCAGCAGAGGCATTCATGGCGATTGTTAAGTTAATTTCAACAGGTCTGATTATCGGGACCGCTATAGGCGTATTAATTGGCTACTTTATTTGGGCGACATGACCATTAGGGAGGGATAAAAGGTATGGACATGAAATTGAGAGCATTTTACAAACCGCTTAAGCTCATGCTGCAACCGGAGCAAATCGAGAGCATCAACTTCGATACAAAAGTATTGGGCGTATACATGGAGATGGACGGCAAGGGATACCACCAGCTACGTATGTCTGACTTTGATATCATGTGGTTTGCGGGATTCCAGGACGTTCACGGAAAGGATGTCTTCCAGGGGGACATCCGCGAATTCGAAGACATGGGCGAAGAAGGTCATGAGTATAAGGAAGGTTACGACTTTACTAACCGTGCGGTAGTCATGATTGAAGAAGGTCGTTTCGCATTTGGGAGCTTCATGGACTCTAATAGCGGCGTGTTGGAGGAAATTAACCTTCATGACGAAACCTATTCCGCGATGCAGCACAGCAGAGTAATCGGAAATATCTACGAAAACCCTGAGCTATTGGAGGATAAAAGGTATGAGATATAAGTTCAGGGGAAAAGATCAGCGTGGTCAGTGGCACTATGGAAGTCTGGTCATGGGATGGATGTACGATGAAAACAAACAACCAGAGGACACGGCATACATCCAACATAGCATCCATCACGCCGCTAACTGGGTTGATCTAGCGACGGTAGGGCAATACACAGGATTAAATGATCGCTATGACAAAGAAATTTATGAGTCAGATGATATTACTTATAACGGAAGAATGCTGAGGGTTGTGTGGGATTCTGGAAGATTCTTGGCTATGACTCTGGATGATGTTGTTTGCATTGATCTTCATGAAATAAATGAGAAAAGTGAGATTTTCGGAAATCCTTATGGGGAGGGACAAAAGGCGTGAGAGAGATTAAATTCCGTGGAAAGCGGATTGATAACGGTGAATGGGTATATGGATTCTACCATGAGTCAGATCATCCAGACCACAAAGGAAAGGGATACATTATCCCTTCTTGTGCGTCAGCATTATATTCCTTCGAGGTCGATCCTGAGACGGTGGGTCAATACACTGGGCTTCTCGACAAGCGAGGCAATAAATTGTTTGAAGGTGACATTGTGCGGAAGTTGTATAGCGAATTTCTGGATAGTGCCGACTGTTCTGATCCTCTCAAGATTGGAGATGAATACGCAGGTGGAAAAGTGGTTGAAATGGAAATCGAGGAAGATGGGTGGATGAGGTTAATTGTTGGGGGTCTCCATGACGTAGTTACCCTTAATCGGTTCCGTTTTTGGTTAAAGAAAGAAGATTTCGGCTATGAAGGCGAAGAATTGCAAAGTTCTGATGATTATGAGGTCATAGGAAACCTATATGACAACCCTGAATTACTAGGGGAGGTAGAGAGTAATGGATGACCTGATAAGCAAGAGTAAGCTACTTGAATGGATTAACTTTGAAATAGCTAAACAATTCCCGGATGGGGTAGAGGAATATGCAGACGGCAGACGGTCTGTGATGGAGTTGCTGGCCAGACGGATAGAACAAGGTGTATTTGCTCCTTATCCCTCAATCTTACCAACCATAAAGCCGGGGGATACACGCCAATCACTCCACAACACCATTGATGTAATGTCAGACCAACAGATTAACACATTGGCTACAAGTTTAGGGTTGGAGGTATCCCATGACTAAACGAGACAAGTTCTTCAAAGGATACAAGCCACAATTCTATTTCCGAACGGATGAAAACAAGCAACAACTTAGAGACTGGAACAAAGATATGGAGCTTTGTACGGAAGTAACTCCAATGGTGCATAAAGACGAATTTGTAAGGATGTCGATTTATTGGCTCCAACAATACGCAACAGATAAAAAACAAGTTGAATTATGGCGTGAACACGTCCGTAAATCAAACATTGAACTAGAAGCCGCAGAAGCCCGTGAAAAGAAACTACGTCAAGCGCGTCCTATTGCCGAATGGGACGAAGATTATGGCGATGTTCTTTGGTGGAAATTTCCCATTGAGGAAGGTCCGTATTGCGGCAACCCTCTTTGTTCTGATTGGCCCGGATATCATACACATTGGACGTCTTTTGTAGTTCCGGGTTATGTGCCAAGAGGTCTCCACTAATAGCTAAAGCCAATGAGATCAAAAATAGGTGGATATCTGAGCTCGAATCCGAGTTAGACTCTATAAGACAAATTGAGATCAAATAGGGTAAGGAGGAATAGATATGACACACTTGACAGTAACCGCAAAAACGGAGTGGGTGTGGACAGACAAAGCAGAGCAGCAGGAACCTAAGAGGCACAGAGCAGGCGAGACAGTGTGGCCGCACTACGTCAAAGATGCGCCGAAAGAGTGGCTGGATGATGGTTTGATGGTGGATCGGTCGGAATACGAACCGGAAGGTCAGACGGATTTGTTTGATTTTATGTAGTATAATGCAAGTGAATGGCGAAAAATCAAACATTTATATATTACTGCTATGTAAATAAGTGCAAATGAGGGGTGAGAAGAGTGGAAGAACTACTAAAATTGTACCGAAGATCAAGAAGTCTATTAATGGGGTACAAGTTAGTTTGCCCCGAGGAAGAGGTTGAAATTGTATCATCAATGTTGTCAGACCTACAATATGCCATTGAGTGGATGAATAAGGGCCACGCTCCCGGACCTAGAAGGGACATTACACGACTATCAAGAGAGCAAAGGACATTACAGTTTGATCCGTTGCACCTACAGTCATGGGCGCAACCAGCGGCCTGCGGAAGCCCAACCACCTTGACGGGATTTGAGCGCACACAAATTGACGAAGCCATGCGGACGCTGAGTGAGAGGGAGAGACAAGCGTATACACTCCATGTGGCCCTATGTTTCAGCCTAGCGCAAACCGCCCAAGAGATGAACACATCTAAAAGCACTGTTCAATCATACGTCGAAAGGGCCAAGGAAAAGATTAGAAAAGAGCGAGAGGCGAATCTATTTTTGGCAATTTAATATTCTTGCCGTACGACTGCCACCTATATATAGAGGCACATAATCGTGTGCATTTCAAAAGACGGGAGCATTGCCTTTGGACGGCGTAACTGCCTTGTCATGCCTTACTCCCGTCTCTTACTAACCGGATGTAGTGTAGTCAGGTAGCACCCTTGCCTTGGGAGCAAGTAGTCGTAGGTTCAAATCCTGCCGTTCGGATTTTCCATAACCATTCTCCTAGCCGCTGCCTTCGGGTGGCGGTAAATTTATTTTCCTGAAAGGAGCTGATCTGTGATGGCACTGACGGCCAAACAGCAAATGTTTGTGAAGGAATACCTGGTTGATCTCAATGCCACACGGGCGGCGATTAGGGCAGGGTATAGCGTTAAGACAGCCGAGGCAATTGGTCACGAGAACTTGAGGAAACCTAAGATTGCAGCAGCGGTTGAGGCGGCAATGGGTCAACGGTCACAAAGGACTGAGGTAACTGCCGATAGAGTGTTGCAGGAATATGCCAAGATCGCTTTCTTTGATCCGAGACGACTCTACCAGGACGACGGCGAGCCCGTAGACCTTACGCAGCTCGACGATAGTACTGCGGGGGCGATAGCGGGTCTTGAGGTGCTGGAGGAGTTCTCTGGGTCAGGAGATGATCGTGTGCAAATTGGCTACACCAAGAAGTACAGAATCGCGGATAAGGTCAGAGCCTTGGATAGCATCGCACGTCACTTGGGTATGTTCAACGATAGGTTGAAATTAGAGGGTGAATTGGGGTTGAAGAAACTGGAAGATTTCTTGTGATTATCGAATATTATTCAGGGTTTTCGTTGCATAAACGCAAACTTTTTATTCAGTATAGTGAATAATATACAATTAGCACAATATATAGATTGATCCGCGAGACAATAACACAATATGCAGATATGTACACAATACATATATTTTGTACATATGTCTGGAGGAGGTGAATCCGTGATAACTTGTCAGCAGATTATTGATCGGCGCAGAGAGCTGTGGGAGTCTGATCCCGATATTAACCGAGATATCGAGTACCGCGAAGCAACGGCACAATATTTGATCGAACATCCCGAGGCCCGGGCCGAAGTGAGGGAACATCCTGAGTATCTGATTGAGATGCTGTTTGTGATCGTGGACAAGGATAAACGGACTTCGCCGTTCTTCCTTAACTCCGCACAGCGCGACTTCTGCGGACGGCTTAACAAGGCCGTGGAGGACTTCAAGGCAGGCAGGCGGTTACAACTCAAGTTTCTTGTACTCAAGGGACGCCAGCAGGGATTTACATCGTTTATCACGGCCTATCAGCTCGCCTGCACAACCACTCGTAAAAACTTTGAGGGATTCACGGCAGCGGACGAGGACAGCAACTCGACCACGATTTTTGAAAACAAAGCCAAGTATCCGTACAACTCTTTGCCAGAAGCAATCAAGCCGACGACTAAGTACAACAACCGCAAGCAACTGTTGTTTGAAAAGTTGCACAGCTCCTGGGAAGTCAAGACAGCCAGCCGCAACATGGGCCGATCCCGGACGATTAACTTCTTTCATGGTTCGGAGGTAGCCTTTTGGCGTGACGGTATATCCGGCGTTCAGGCTGGACTTGGCGAGGCATTGACCAAGGATGCCATACAGATATACGAGTCTACTGCCAATGGCTACAACGAGTACAAAGAGCTTTGGGATAGCGGGAGCTGGGAGAACTGCTTTTATGAGTGGTGGCTTACCCCAGAGTACCGGATGAATTTCGAGAGCATAGAGCGCGAAGAATGGTTCAGGGGTCAGGTTGACGAAGCTCTAGGCTGGATATGGGAGCGGTGCCGCTGGTTGCGCGATGTGATTAAACTGGACTGGCAGCAGGTCTACTGGTATTACGTTAAGTACGCTGGATACATCGACAAAGAGTTAATCAAGCAGGAGTATCCATGCAGCCCCTTGGAGGCGTTCTTAGCTTCTGGACGTTGCGTGTTTGATCAGGAGATACTTGTTATGCGAATTGAATACCTTAAGCGCCTGTATGCTCAGCAGCCCCCGAAACGGGGCTGTTTTCGTTTTGCCTGGAACAATCCTGATGCGCAGGATTTCATCCTGGACGATTCGATAGAGTGGGTAGATCAGAAGGACGGACCTATCACGATCTACGAGGATGCCCGGTATGGATATCCTTACGTTATCGGTGGCGACACCAAGGGCGAGGGCAAGGATAAGTATGCTGGCACTGTGATCAATAACGTTACGGGTAAACGGTGTGCCTCTCTGCACTGGTCGCTGTCCAATTCAAAGCCGTTTACCTGGCAAATGTATTGCCTCGGACGTCACTTTAACACGGCACTGATTGGCGTGGAGATGAACTTTAACACTGCACCGATTGAGGAGTTGCAGCGGCTTAAGTATCCCAAGCAGTATATCAGGCAGCAGTATGACAGCATGGGTAAGCCGGCGCAGAGAAAGTATGGCTGGAAGACAGATGGCAATACGCGACCGCTCATTATCGATAAGGAGATAGACTTGATTGAAAACAATATCGACTTGTTCAGTGACATTGAGATGCTGGGCGAGTGCCTGACATTTATTTACGATGAAAATGGTCGTCCTGATGCCGAGTCAGGTAAGCACGACGATCTACTAATCAGTGACATGATTGCTAACGAGATCCGCTCACAGCAATCATTCATCGTATCGGAGCAGGTTGTTGACGCTAAGCCACTACCGTTCCCATTTCAAGGGTCGGATGATAACGAAGGAGGGTATCTGGAATGGTAAATGAGCCCCCAATTACGACAATAGGTAATCTGCTTCGACTGCCCAACTTGGAGGAGCAGACGGTCAAAGAGATTAATCAAGCGCTGCGGCAGATGGTTGGCACGTACATCCGGGCAAAACCTCCTGACGAGAGTTCAGCCGATGTACAAGGTGTCGATCCGTTCAACGCTGCCAAGAGAGCCATAGATGATGCTATGGGTCCTGGCGTGTTTACCGAGTGGATGGACGGGGCGGAGGTGAAGAAAGATGGCTGAGGTACAGATGGCGCAAGGCGACAGCTTGATTCAGAAGCAGTACCGGGAGTCGCTGAACTATATGCAGCAAATGGGGTTCACGACAGATTGGCCGATGTATGAGCGTTTCAAGGCCGGTGACCAGTGGCCTAAGGAGACGGCACGGACCAAGAGCCTGCCGCGACCAGTATTCAATATCATCAAGTACATCATGAATCACAAGGTCAGCTCCGTCATGAATGAGAACGTAAAGATGCTGTTCTCTCCCCAGGAGTTTCTGGATACGGTCAGTCTGGACGATCCAGACACGATGATGAAGGCTGCTCGGTCACAGGAGGCAGGTGAGTTATTCACCCGCTATTCGGATACGACCTGGGAGAACATCAAACAGGATGAGTTGAATGAGGAGGCCTTGGAGAGCGCCTCAAGTTGCGGAACTGGGGTATGGCACTACTACTGGGATACCAGCAAGGAAGGCGGACTCACAAGGCCTTGGGTCGGTGATATGGCTGGCGAGGTACTGGATCCGATTAACGTCTTTTTCGGTAACCCGCAGCAGCGCCGAGTACAAAAGCAGCCTTGGATCATTATCAGTTCCCGTGAGATGCTGGCAGACGTGCGGGAACAGGCGAAGAAGGAAGGACTTAGCGCCGATAAGGTGGAGTTGATCACTGCTGACAAAGACGTTAAGAATGAGCGGTACGACCGCGCCCAGGTGGAACTTGACGACGGAGCGAAGGTTACTGTCCTAACAAAATATTTCAAAAAGGACGGCAAAATATTCTTCGAGAAAGAAGCGTCGGGACAGACGATCAAAAAAGAGGTAGATACCGGATTCAAGCTATATCCGATAGTCGTCATCCAATGGGAGCGCCGCAAGAAGTCCATTCACGGGGTGGGCGATGCCGAGGGGATCATACCCAACCAGAAGGCTATTAATGGGCTGATGGCTATGCAGCTCCTGTCTGTGCAACTAACCGGCTGGCCTAAGATGGTCTATAACCCTAACTTCATTGACGCCAAATCTATTAATAATGATCCTTCACAAGCGATTCCTGACCAATCTCCACCAGGTCAACGGTCGATTGACTACCTGACCCCAGGAGCGATATCGCCGCACGCCAATGGGCTGGTAGAGGCGTTTATGGATTACACCAAGCAACTCAGTTCGGCCCAGGATGCGGCGACCGGGGATATGTCTAAGGGTAATCTTAACGCCACGGCGATTATGCTCCTGCAAAAAGCCGCAGGTGTACCCATTGAGTCCATTAAAAAACGGTTCTACCGGGCGATGGAAGACGTCGGTCGGGTGTGGGAACAGTTTTGGAAGGTCAAGTACAACATGTCCCGCCGGGTAAACTTGCAAGACGATGACGGGGAAGATTACTCGGCAGAGTTCACGGGTACCGATTATGCTGACGTCGGTCTTAATCTCAAGATTGACATAGGGCCCGCTTCCAGCTTTTCAGAAGAACTGATGATGGCATCGCTGGATAAGCTCTACGACAAGCAGGCAATCGACCTGGAGGACTATCTGGAGTATGCGCCTAAAAACGTTATTCCGTTCAAGGATCGGCTGCTTAAGAAGGTGCGCGAAGCCAAGGAGCAACAGGCTCAACTTGAAGCTCAGGCTGCACAGATGCCGCAGGCCGACCCCGCCGCCGACGCACAGGCTCAACTAGAACAACAGATGGTTATCAAGGATCAGGAACACGCGCAACGGATGGAAGTCGAGCAACTTAAGGCAAATACCGAACTACAGAAAGCAGCATTAACGGGCCGTAGGTGAGAATCCTGCGGCCTATTTTATATTCACTGCGCCAACCATAGCGCGAAAGGGGAATTATCATGCCAGAAGAAACAAGCGCCAACCATAGCGCCGAGGAAGTTGTATCCGAGCAAGCTGAACATATTGAAACGCCCGCCGCCGAAGCGACTGCCACCACGCAGGAGACAGCAGCGGAAGGAATCCGCGTCAAGTACAACAAGGAAGAACGGGTTATCCCGACAGAAGAAGCGCCGACATGGATTCAGAAGGGATTGAATTATGACAAGCTTCAGGAACGGGCTTCCGTGCTCGAGTCTCAGGCTAAAGCACTGGAGCGCACAGCTAAGGTTTATGGCTTTGACGACGTGGACACGTATCTTGCTGCTCTGGATAAATACGAGCAGGAACAAGCTATCCGCGAAGAAGCCGAGAAGCTTGGCGTTGATGAGTCGGTAGTGCTTCAACATCTCGCCCCGCTTAAGCAGAAGCTCAGCGAGTATGAGCGCGAGATGCAGTCGGTGCGTGAGCGTGAAGCCCAGCTCCGTGTTGATCAAGAAGTAACCCGACTCAAATCAGAATACCCAGACTTTGAAAAATACCAGATGGACGCCCTTCAACTTGTCATAGACAAGGGATACAACATGGAGGATGCCTATAAGCTGGCGAGCTATCAAGATAAGTTGACCAACATCAGCAAGCAGACGGAAGCCGAGACAATTCGCAAGATTCAAGGTAATGCTGCTACGACACCAGGAGCCCTAGGGGCCGAAGGATCCGAGCATAAAACTGGCTTTGCATCCCTTTCCAAAGAGGACCAACGCCGAATGATCGAAGAGGTTAAAGCCGGAAGGCGGACATCTCTTAATTAATTTTGAGGAGATGATTTACTATGGCAACAGCAGTACAGTCTTATAATCAAACCACCGGCACTAACCAACTGGCCGCAGAAAACGCAACGTTTTACCAAACGGCGATGCTGGAACGACTTATTCCCGAGTTGGTGTATATGAAGTACGGGGAGAAGAAAAACATTCCGAAGCGTGCAGGGGCAACAGCTCAATGGCGCCGCCTTAACTCTCTGGCCGTGTCCACCACGGCCGTTACAGAAGGCGTGACTCCTGACGGCGTGAACTTGGACATTGCAGCTATCACAGCTACCGTGCAGACGTACGGTGCGTGGACTAAGATTTCTGAATTTATCGATTTGGTGGGCCTTGATCCTCTTTTGACGGAAACGTCTGAACTGATGGGCGAGAATGCTGGTGAGTCGATTGACGCAATCATCCGTGACGTGATTTACGCAGGCACCAACGCAATGTATGCCGGGGGCAAGGCTTCCCGCGCTACGGTGGCCGCGACAGATAAGATTACGGCGCTTGATATTCTTCGGGCCCGCCGGACACTTAAGCGCAGCCGGGTGAAACAGGTTAACATCCCAGGTCGTGGGCGTGGGTACTTGGCGTTTGTTCATACGGACGTAGCAACTGATCTCATGCAGCTTGACGTATGGGTAAAGGCAAATCCCGAGAACAATACGAAGAACTTCGAGGACGGCATCATCGGTAAAATGTACGGTATCTACTTCGTGGAGGTTGACAACGGCATGAAGTATGACGCTGCTGGCGCAGATGATGCGGATGTATACGCCACGTTGTTTGTCGGTCGGGGCGCATACGGTGTACCAGACGTAGAGGGTAGCTCCAAGCCGGAGATCATCGTCCACGAAGCTGGTAGCGCAGGTACGGCGGATCCGCTAAACCAGTTTAATACCGTCGCTTGGAAATCTGTATTCGCAACAATGCGTATCAATGAGTTGTGCTTGGTACGTTTGGAGTCTGGCGCAACGGTCTAATTTAAAATAATTCAGGAGGAGGGGCCCAACGGCTCCTCTTTTAATTTGAGGAGGATTTAGCATGTCTGATAAAACACCTGAGGTTCAAGCACCCGAAACGCCTGTTGTAGATGCGGCAGAGGAAAAAGCGGCTGAGAAGAAGTTGGCTAAGCAGGAAGCTAGCTACAAGGCGCAATTGAAGAAGATGAAGAAGGTTAAGCTTACGATTCCTGAGGACCCGCTTAACCCGGATGATGTCGTTCCGGTCGGCTGGAATGGCGTTATCTATGCGATACCTCGCGGTATCGAGGTGGAGGTGCCCGAGGTCATCCGGGATATCTGGCAAGAGAGCTACACCAAGACACAGGCGGTCAACAAACGAATTAGGGAATCTACAAAACGCGAACTTAAAATTTTGGGATAATCAACCGGGCTCCAAGTGGGGCCCTTCTTCATCCCTTGAAAGGAGGGCTTGCCTTGACGTTACAGGATATCCTGGACGAGATTAGCGAGAAGTATCCGCATAGCCTGACGAATGGTAGCGTGATTAGGAAGCTCAATCAAGTTCAAAACGAATTATTCAGAACTACATTCCGAGTTAAGACAGCATCCATATACGATTTGCAAAAAGGCGTGTTCGTTTACTCGCTGCCCTTCCCTCAGACAAACGTCATTGAGGTGGTGGTGGATGGCAGGGAGCTGAACTATCAAGACTACCGCCAGAAATCCAACTCACCGTTTTACTATTTCATTGGCACGACGGGCCTAGGCATATATCCGATCCCCGACGAGGATATAGTCAGTGGGCTGTCTATCTTCTACTTCCGGTATCCTGCGCAGTTATCGGAGGAAAGCCTGGACGCCGTCCCTGAACTTGACCAGGACTTCCATATGCTGCTCGTCTATGGGGCGCTTACCCAAATAGCCGAGAATTACGCAGATGGGGCAATGGTCAATAATTTTACGGAGCGGTACAACGGATTGATTGAGGAATTCCACAAGGCGATTAATGAGACGCCCAAGGGGCTCCTTATTGAGGATGTAATGGGGGTGGATTTGAGATGACATATCGCCGCGAGGCAAGTGAAGTATTAGCTCAGCAGTTTATCGAGGGCGGCGTAATACCAGGGCAGTTGGTCGGGCAGAACGCGGTTAGCAAAAAGTACGTAGATGATCAACTGGCGCTCCGGGATGAGGCTATAGCGGACGCGGAGAGTTCTGCCGCTCAGGCACAGGCTGACATTGATAACCATGAAGCCTCAACTACGGCTCATCCCGCGCAGCACATTACGTATTCAGGAGCGGCCCCCGGAGCTAACGTGAAGCAGGGCATAGATAACACCTACACTCGTATAAGTGAGATTGTGGCCCAGGCGGGAGACGACAATACTGAGATCGTGGACGCTCGGGCAGGGTACCCGGTTCTCGGGGATCGGCTGAACGCTTCTGATGCGCAGTTGGCGGATTTAGCGATTAATGTGAAAGCTTACGGTGCAATCGGGGATGGTGTGGCCGATGATACGACAGCTATTCAAGCGGCGATCACAGATGCATATAATTCAGGTCGAGGGTTAGTATTTCTTCCGGCTGGCGTTTACATTGTCACCGGCATCCAGTACCGTAGTAACATCACTATAAAAGGGGCAGGAGTTGGGGCGACAGTTGTAAAGCTTAAAGATAATACCCCTAATACTTCTGTTTTTAACTGCACACCAGAAGTGTCCGATGTCTGCATACGTGATCTCACAATAGACGGAAACAGGAATAACCAAACTGTCTACGGACACGGAATTAGAAGCGGAACAGAAGGTGGAATCATAGGTGGATTGTTCTTCAATCTCCATATAAAAAATACAGGTGCGTACGGAATCGGCTTCCAAAAAGGCACGTTTAAAAATGTGCGGCTAGAAAACATTACGACTGAAAATACTGGCCTGGATGGAATAGACATTAAAAACATATCTAACAACAACGACATTATCTTCTGCGATAATATCACTGTAATCAATCCCGGAAGAGATCTATCACAAACGGTGCAAGCTGGAGTTGACTGCCGCGGACCTGTTGTATTGTCAAATATTATTGTGCGTGGTTTGGACAGAGATCAAACCGGCATCCGTTTCAGACCTAGCGGCGAGACAACTGGTATCGGTGGTGGTAAATCGTCGTTGACTAACTTTTCTGTATACGGAACTGGAGCAAAAAGTGGGACAGTTGGAGTGGCTACAGGTGATCCTGATGTTCGTATATCGAACGGTTATGTTTACAACACTGATTATGGAATTATTACTGAATCAACGGCTTTTAGGGTGCAAATTGATAACATAGAAATCGATACGGCTAACGTAAATGGAGCGCAATTCGTTTCTGAATACGTGAAAATCAGAGGAAGTATTGTCAGAAATTCAGTTTCAAATGGGATTAGGGTTGGCGCAAGTAATGTTGAAATTAAAGACACCACGATAATCGGAAGTGGTCTGCAAGCAGTCAGGCTTCTAGCTGGATTTACTGACATTAGCCTTGTTGGAAATGATCTGCGTGGCAATCCAGGAGTCGCGCTCCGCGATGATGGAGCGACATATACAGCACGTAATAATAAAGGATGGATTACAGAAGCCAACTTAATTAGCGCGGATATCGATTGTTCGACGGTAGGTGCTAAGACAACGACTATTGCACATGGGTTGTCCGTGACACCATCTCTACAGGACATCATACTTACTCCGATCATAACAGGTGGAGCATCTTATGTTATTGATAATGTTGGCGTTGTTAGTGTAAACGGATCAAACATAACTGTACGGATTAACGTGGCAACCGCCCAAGCGTCTGGGGTCTGCAAGATAGCAGCCCAGATACGAGCAAAGATTTAATGAACTTTTGGATCATTTAGCGCAACAAGCCTTGCTGATTCAGCAAGGCTATTTCTTATGAAGGGAGTGGACGGCTTGAGACCTTGGGTCGAATCTCCATCAAAGTCAAAGCAGGCTATCGTCACTATAGCTGATGGGCTTAATCAATCAACAGAATCCATAGAGATCAAGGACAGTCAAGCGACGTCTCTGCTCAATGTGGATTCTTTTATTTATCCCACGTTGCAGACTAGGGAAGGATACTCTCTATTCCGCACGCATTCGGGCTATACCAACCGGATATTTAAGTTCCTAGGTGTGTGGTACTGCGGGAATAGTCGTGGGCTGTACAAGGCAGCAGGGACAGGCTGGACGGCAGTATACGAGTATAACGACACCAACGTCAACCGGCTGTGGGATGCGGCGATGTTCTTCAATGGTGATAAGTTGTATTTCATCGATGGGTCGTTGCAACTCCGGCAGTACGACGGATCCACCTTAACCACTCTTTCAGCAGCCAGGCCTAACAGTTCCTTCATCGCTACGTACTCGAACCGGTTCTTTATGGCTGGTACTAACGATAATCTACTTTGGTACTCGGGCTTACGAGATGCTGCTGATTGGACATCCACTAATAAGTACACAGGCACAGGTAAAATTACAGTCGAGACCCAGGACGGTGAAAAGCCTTCTGGCCTGGTTGGCTTCAACAACCACGTGATACTGTTCAAAAAATATACAATGCACAAGCTGTTTGGCGAGGACAGCACCAACTTTTCCATGACTCAGCCTTTCGGCGTTGGTTGTATTGCCGACCGGACTATCGTTCCCACGCGGGAATCACTGTATTGGCTTGGCCCTGACGGCTTCTATGACTATATGGGCGGATCGGCTCCCGTGCGTATTAGCGACCCGATTAAGCGATATATCGAAGACATCAACCCCGCCTATGCTCAGCATTGCGTAGCGGGTACTGATGGCCGTTTCGTGTATCTCTCGTTGGTCACTGGCACAGCAACGCTGCCTAACGTGACACTTAAATACGACCTTGTGCAGCGCTCCTGGTGGGTCGAGAGCTATGTCGCCACGGCCTACCACTTGGACGGCCAAGAATTCTACTTCGCCACCGCCGACGGGCGTATCATGCGCATGGGCGGTGCCACCGATAACGGCACGGCGATCGACTGGCACATCGAACTTAAACCCATGAGCTTTGGAGACGAAACAGCACATAAGGCAATTCACCGACTACGGATCGTGGCCGACATCGATCCAGGAGCTTCCCTTAATGTGGACTATGCCCCGGGTACTGAAGGGGGCGAATGGTCGAATGTATTTACTCAAGCCAACGGCAGCGGTCAAATACGTAGCTTGCGCGTGCCCGTTATCGTGCGCACACCGGACGTGTGGTATAGGCTCAAGCTCTACGGCACAGGCCGGGTCAAGGTGCATCGGATTATTAAAGAGGTATCAAGGAGGGGTTCTTAATGGCTAACGTGAATATACCAACGACCAGTGTAGACCCAAACGAACAGGATCCGGGTAAGCTGGTCAAACAATTGCTTAACGCCTATATCATTTTGACGGAGGAACTTACGTATCTGCTGAACAACTTGGACACACGTAACCTCAATGAAGTAGACGGGGATATCTTAGTAACCGGGACCATCACCGGGGATAAGGTAGCGGCGAATACGATTACGGCGGGTAACATGATCGTTGACCAGCTGTCTGCTATATCGGCTAACTTGGGACATATCACTGCGGGACTGATAGAAGCCATAGAGATATTTGGTTCATATATTACTACGAGCAGAGGGTACCCGAGATGTGAGTTTAATTCTGCTACAAACGAATTGTCGGCTAAATATAGTTCGTCAGAGTATGCTTCTCTGCTCCCCTCTTTTGGAGGGAGCCCTATGTTGTACATGGAGTCCAGTGGTGATAGAAGCACACTATCTAATGATAGTGGGTTCACCGTCTTGAATTCTACAAGAGACATAACAATCCGTAGTCAGATTGGCAGCTTGAGTTTAGAATGTGGAATTGGGGAGTCCGTTCAGGTTGATGACTTCTATTATTTCGTAGATGGTTTCACGGGTGAATCCTTGCAACAAAAGCTTGACGATCTTTCTAATCGCATATCCGCTCTCGGGGGATAAAGGTTTTATTAAAGTAAGAGTCGTGGTATATTGGTGGAAAATGGTATACGGAGGTTAGGCAAAATGAAAAAATATGTAAACTATATTGCTTTCTTTGTTGCGGGAATTGTTTTCGCCACATCCACCACGGCTTTTGCGGACAACGTGTTGAATCTTGTTGGGAGCAAAGTCCAAGCAGTAAATAATATATCTTTAAAAGACGGTTCTGAGATTGGAAAGGGTATCATTGTTAATGATACAACCTATGCTCCCGTAAGGGCGGTTACTGAAGCTGCTGGATTTTCAGTCGAGTTAGAAGGGAAGGATGTTGTTTTGAATAAAACTGACGAGTTAACAAAGGAAAGTATCGATCCTAAAAAAGCCACCCCTTCGTTAGATAATATCAATAGGGCTATAGAAATTGCTCAGAAGAACATCACCGTATACCAAAAAAGCATTCTCCAGTCAGAAGAGGTCTTGGGAGACCCAAAATACGAGAATATACAAGAGTCGCTAAAAACAAGCATTGAGTCTGATAAAGAGAAGCTTAAGGCCACTCAGGAACGCCTGAAAGAACTTGAGGACCAAAAGGCTAAATTGGAATCTAACAATGAATAATTTGATTAAAATTTCATTGAGTTTCATGGCTTTGGTATTTTTGTTATACATCTTATTGGTATATCCCGGACAATATAGGTATCTTGAGATAAAGAGAGGGGACAATATAACCCCTGTACGAGTTAATGCGCTAACTGGGAAAACGGAAGTGCTTAATATTAATGAAGGTTTATGGAAAAACATATCAGAGTCCTCCCAGTGAGGGCTCTTTTCTTATGCCCAAAGGAGGGGTTTTATTATGGCTGTATCGGATTTGGGACGAGGCGGGGCTAACTATAATACGGCTAACACGTCAACACGTAGGCAGATTGAGCAGAACCAGTCTCGCATCAGTAGCGACGATGACTATCGTCAGGCTGAGATTCAGCGGGCGCTACGCACCATTGCGTCACGCGAAGCAGCGGGGGAGGATACTTCGGCCCAGCAGAAGTACCTGACCACAAACCTCGGATACAAGGCACCGACCGCAACAGCACCACAAGCTTCTACACCCGCCGCATCTTCGGCTCTTGGAGCTACGTCGGCAGCGTCGCGGGCCAGTAACTCCTCCCAAGGAACGGAGCTCATGGACTTGATGCGACAGATTGCTACGCGTGAAGCAACACCATTTTCATATGATCGCGATTCCGACCCAGCTTATCAGACGGCCGTGTCGCGGGCTCGTTCCAATATTGAACAAGGAAACTCCGCAGCTCAAGCGGAGATGAACCGCCGGGGTATTCTGAACAGCACTATCACGTCAGACCGGATGGGTGAGATTGCATCCCAGGAGATGGGCCGCGTTGAGTCGGAGATTGCCCCTCAACTGGAGCAGGCTGCTTACCAGCGCTACCTCAATGACTTGCAACGTCAAGATCAGCAATTAGCTAATGTGGGTAGTGTGGCATCAATGTACCTGTCAGAAGATCAGCGCGGGATCGATAACACCAACACTCGTGCAGGGCTGACGGGCTACCTACCGGGCGGCGAAGAAGCTCAAGGATTGGTCAACCAGTTGCTCACGCTCAAGCAGCAAGCAGAGGCTCCAGGAATCACAGCGGCTGATCGCTCTCGGCTGAGCAATCAGGCTGACGGTGTGCGAGCTATGCTTAGCCAAATGGGAGTAGACGCTTCCGCATACGGGGCTAATGTTGACTTTGCCACGGCAAGTCAAACGGCTCCTAGCATTCGTACACTGGCCGGGCAGCAGCTCGACTTGCAGCGTCAGGGCCAATCGTTTAATCAAGGGTTCTCGCAAGAGCAATTCGCCTACCAGCAAGCGAGAGACGCTATCTCGGACCAGCAGTGGCGGGCGGCATTTGATCAAAGTGCCCAGCAATTTGGTATAAACTATGCGCTTAATATGCTTCAAGAGAATAACCAGCAGGCTTACCGTGAGGCGCAAGTGGCTCTAGGATGGGATGACAATGACCGCCAGTGGGTTTCGCTCGAACAGGATCGTTTGAGAAGTACATCTCCGGAATATAGCGGCATGACCCCCACACAGATACTTGATGCCGCTCGTCAACGGTTTTCAAAAAACACTGATGACGGGAGAACGGTTATCCCGCAAGATCCGGTAACCAAGAAGAAGGTCTATGAATTTGTGGGCAGTATGGGGCTTCCCCTGGGCCAAGACGATCAAGTTATGATGTCCCTCGGGTTATCCAGAGATGATATAGACGGATTTGATAAGGAAATCGGGATGTCTTCGCCGGGAAAATAGGAGCCAGTGTAAATGTGCCGTCAAAATACACTGGCCTAATCTCGACGGCAACTAAACGATATGGACTGCCTGACGGTCTTTTGGCTGCTGTAGCTAGCGCAGAATCGGGATTCAATCCAAACGCTAAAAACAGTAAGAGTGGTGCGTCAGGCATGTTCCAGTTCATGCCCGCTACAGCCCGAGGATACGGCATCGACCCTTATGATATTAACCAAGCGGCGGACGCCGCAGGCAAAATGCTCAGCGGGCTAATAGCTAAGTACGACGGTGACATTTCAAAGGCCTTAGCCGGATACAATTGGGGCGGAGGAAACGTAGATAAAGCCGTCAAGAAATACGGAAACAATTGGATAAATCACGCTCCGAAAGAAACCCAAAACTATATTCGTAAAATACTAGGGAATTGAGGTGGTATGAGTGGCTACACGAGCGGAGTTGATTCAGCGCAGGCAGAGAGCAGACGAGGCACGTCAACGCTTGAAAAGCGGGGAATTAAGTCAATCTCAACCCACGCAGTTAATTAACCCTAGAACGGAAGCGTTGAAAGCTTATACAAGCGCTTCAAAGGGTACCCCGATGGCCGAATTACAACAAAACTTCGGTGACATCACCCCGATGAACTTAATCGGCTCGGCGCAGTATCGCGGGCAGCAGATTCAGCAGGAACGATTGAGTCAGCAACCTGCCACAGAGTATGAACGTAGGTCACAGGACATTGAGCAGAGCAGCGCCCCTGCCCCTATCAAGGCTTATGCAAAAGGTATGAACTGGCTGACCTACGGTAACCCCGTGGGTCGTTTTGTTTCCCGGGCGGGCAGCATGCCAGACAATATCATGAGTGGTGGACAACCAGCGACGATACGCCCAGAGCTGGGGCCTGTGGCTAATAAGACAGCCGACATCTTAGGTGCAGGCTTATTGCTAGCTGCTCCAACAGGCGCTCCCGTCGGTGGCGGGGCTTTGACCGCACCTTACCGAGCTATTGACGACTTGGCCGCCGCTACGCCAAGGTTACAGCGGGCAGAGACAGCCATTGCTAATACTCTAGCCAATAGATTCAAGCCGCAGACCGCGCAAGCTATAGCACGCGAGGGAGTACGAGAAGGTCTAGCAGGCACGATACAGGGCCCAGCCCTTGCGCTGACAGCGGGGCAACCGGATACCGGAGAGTTAGCCGGACAAGCGGCGCTGGGTGCATTAGGTGGTGCGGCTCTTGCAGGCGCAGGCGCTGGCTTAGTGACGGCGGCAAAGGGAGCACTAGCTAATAGGCAAGTAGGCAACGCCTTGATGGAGGGAATTCGCAACACTGACCTACCTACCGTCCCTGGCAGAGGGTTAGCAACGGAAGCCGCTACTTCACCGGGGCAACAGGTGGATGCCTACTTCAACGAGTTGCTGCAGACATCAGGACCTACTACAGCACGAGTGGCTTCGGGAGCTTCGCTGGATAGAATCCTGACAGATATCAAGCCTGTAGTAACGGAGCGCATGACCCCGCCGCTGGAGTCTCCTCGGGAGCTGGCAAGATGGATTCAGGCTAATCTGGGTAGTGACATACCGCTCAACGAGATACGGCAGATGGATTACACGCAAATGAGCAGCCTTGCGAATGACATCCGTAACAACATGTCGTTAGAGCAGGTGGCTAACCAGGTTGCCCGAGATATGGGTTATGACCTTCAGCGGGCTTTGAGCGGCCCCCGGCGCATCTCTCCTAATGCTTTGCAGCAAGGCAGAGAGACGCAACGCATGCGCGGAGTTGTTGGGCTTGATCCGTTGGTGCGCGAGCCTAATCTACTGACACAAGGCCAGAGGTTTCAACCTACGCCTCGTAGCGCTTCGCCGTTGCCGGAGATCGACCCTAACGCCGCTCCTATTCTGCGACCGGGGCAGTTTGATCCGCAGAACGGTCTTGGAATCACACCGTTCAGCCGCACGAATCCCTACGACTCTCTTAAGACGGACACGCGGTCACAACTGGTCAGCCGCCAGCTTAAGGAACCAAAGGGACTGACAGTTAATACCGACCGAATCTATACGGCGCTGGTGGATGACCTGCACCCGCTTAACCGTCAGGATAAAATACTGGAGGATATCATGGGCGAGTCCATCCCAGCCAGCCAGCGTATACACGACCTTGGCTTGGCGTCACGCGGGGCAGATATGATATCGAAGCGGATTATCACAGACGGCCTTGTCGATTCAGCGGGTAAAGTCGTGACGGAGGCTAACGGCCAGGCCGTGGGTTCACTCAAGGACATACTCGCACCTCTACGCCCGCTCATGAGACGTAACAAAGACATCTATGTGGATTTTGAGGACTACCTGCTCAATAAGCACGCCCCCGCGCGATATGAACGGGGAGAGAAGGTATTCCGCGATGATCTACTTTGGTCACCGGAGTACGGGGCGCAGAAGGTAGCAGAATATGAACAAATGTTTCCGCAGTTCCGGGAAATGTCGGATCGGCTGTATACGTTCCAGAGGGAGCTAGGGCAAAAATGGCTTGTTGACACTGGTGTGATTCCGCAAGATATATTGGATGCCTGGGTACAGCAGAATCCATTTTTTGTACCTAATAAACGATATTTTAGCCAGCTTGAGAAAACGGGGAAAATGGTCGGTGGCGGTAAGAAGAAAGGCTATGGTAATCAATCTAACCCGGTCAAGGGATACCAAGAGGGAGGATCACAGCGCAGTATTATTAGCCCCATCGAGGCCATCATAGAAAACGTGGATGCTTATGTAAAAACAGCAAAACGCAACCAGGTCATGCAGCAGTACGTGCGTAACATCGAGCAGAACCCCAAAGCATTCGAGCCCTGGGCGACTGTAGTCAAGCAGCCAGAGAAGGTAGACGATATCTCCAAGATCGTCATGGACGAGGGCGGGTTGGATGAACTGCTGTTCCGGTTCTCCGCTGACTTTGATAAGGCGATGCAGCGGACGCAGCTCGACAAGGACAATATCGTTCGGGCGCTGGTAGACGGACAGCCCGTACATGTGCAAATCAAAGATAAGGATTTGCTCGGGGCACTGACGGCACTGGGGCCGGAACAGTCCGGTTATTTGCTGGGGGCGGTGGGCAAGTTGACCAACACCATGAAGCTACTGACAACAGGTAGCAACCCAGTGTTCACCTTGACCCGTAACCTACTACGAGATATCCCGCAGGCCTACATTGCCAGTAAGACAAGCAATAACCCTATTTCCTTCGCAGCGGATTTGTTCGGAGCTGCTGTAGACATTGCACGTAACAAAGGTTCCTACAAAGATTTTCTAAACGTCGGTGGCGGTCACGCTTCAGCTATCGCAGCAGATCGTAACCTACTGGCTCAGAGTAAACGCCGAGTGCTGCCACAAAGTGGGGCTCGCTCCGGGATAGCACGGGGCATAGACGCTTACGAGAACTTCCTTAACACAGTGGAGATCGCTCCTCGCTTGGCTGAATTCAAACGGGTTCAGCAGCAGGGCGGCGACCTTCAAGCGGCGTTGAAAGAAGCGCAGGACCTGACCGTAAACTTTAAACGGCGCGGGAAGTTGTCCGGCGAAGTAGATAAGGTGTTTCCTTATTTCAACGCAGCGATTCAGGGGATGGACAAGACGCTGCGTACCTACCGGGACGATCCCGTTAAAGCCCTTGTCAAGACGGCTCTAGCAATCACGTTTCCAACGCTAGCTCTTTACGCGGTCAATCACGATGACCCCAATTACCAGCAACTGAGTAACCGGACAAAGGATGCGTTTCTGCTTATCCCTCGTGGAGATGGTACGTTTATCAAGATAGCAAAACCGCAGGAGCAAGGAACGATCTTCTCAGACATCCCAGAACGGCTCATGCGGTTGCTGGCCGAAGAGGACCCGGCAGCATTCCGGGACTTTGCCGACCGGCTGAGAACGACGTTACTCCCTCCAGGCATACAAGGGGCGGTCAAGGGCGGAGGGCTCACGGATAGCCTACTAGGAGTTGTTGGTGATACGATCCTCGGCCCCGTCGCTGATATAGCGGCCAACGAGACATTCAGCGGCGCACCTATTGTGCCGGGCAATCTGGAGCGCCTGTCTCCGGGGTTACAAGCTGATGCCAAGACAACCAACATTGCTCGGTGGATTGGTGAGCAGACCTTGGGAACACCGTTTGAACAGAGCCCGAAAGAGTTGGACTATTTAGTCCGGCAGTACTCCGGGTTCCTCGGTCAGTTCGGTCAGCCGCTACTCTCGCCTGGTGGTGATGTGGGCTATGCCTTGTCGCAGCAGATGACCGCCGATCCTGTATTCAGTAATGATCTTTCAACGGAGTTCTATAACTACAAAGATAAGCTTGACCAAGCCTATGCAGATCGGGCGCTCCGGGATCTGCCTGAGTGGTACAGCGACCCGCTTCGCAAAAGACTTAATAAGATCAGCACGAATATGTCCGCCGTCCGTAAAGAGATCCGCGAGGTTCAGGGCGACGAGGACATAAGCAATGCTGACAAGCGCGCCAAGCTCCGGGAACTACAGGGGCGCATTAACCGCATGGCTGAGATGGGCAATGGCTTGGCCCGCGATCAAATACCATATTAAAGGCTTCACGCCCTCGGGAAACCGGGGTCTATTTATATTTGAGAAGGTGATGCAATGGAAGGAATTCAAGAGGTGCAAATGGAGATGCTGCAACGTATTACAAGGACTGAGACAAACGTCATTAGCATGAATGAGAAGTTGGATCAAGCGATAGGGGCAAACAAGACTGCAATTGAAGCGCTGGCTGCAGCTAAGTCCGCTCACCATCGACTGGACAAAATTGAAGACAATCAAAAGTGGCTCTGGCGTACCTTCGCCGGGGCTTTTATTGTGGCAATCGCCGCCTTTATTATCACGGGCGGCATCAATTAAGAGAGGATGATTTATATGACAATCAAATGGCTAAAAGCAGCAGGTATCCGCGCAATCAAGACGGCAGCTCAGACCGCTATCGGGGTAATCGGGGCGACGACGGTATTTGGCGAGGTCAATTGGCCCATCGTGGGCGGTACGGTGCTGCTGGCTACGGTGACGAGCTTATTGACGAGTCTGGCGGGGTTGCCAGAGGTAGGCAATGAGTAACTTCGCATACCGGAAAGACCATATAGCCAAAGGGACGGCCTACAACCGCCGTCCTGGCTTTGCTATGGCAGCGACGACAATTACCATCCATAACACGGGCAACCCATCCAGTAGCGCCGCCAATGAGCGTGCATGGCTAACCAATCCCAGCAATAACCGCCAAGCCAGCTATCACATCGTTGTAGACGACAAAGAGGCCATTGAGTGCCTGCCTCTTAACGAGTCTGCCTGGCATGCAGGAGACGGCAGCGGGGCAAAGAGCGGCAACCGGACAAGTATAGGTGTGGAGATATGTGAGCGTAACTATAGCCAGTCACTGGATAATGCCGTCAAGCTTGTGGCTCAGATGCTCAAGGAGCGTGGATGGGGTGTGGATCGCCTGCGAAGGCATTGGGACTGGTCGGGTAAGGTATGCCCGCGATTGATGTATAACAGCGGCAAGTGGACGGGATGGATTGAGTTTAAAAATAGAGTGGCCGCAGAATTGGCCGGGGATGAAGCTATGAAGGAAGAACTGAACAAGTTGTCCAAGAGGGTAGCAGAACTGGAAGCAGCCGCAAAACGTGTGCCGGCTCCTAAATGGTTTGTAGCAGAGTTTGGATCCGCAGATTTGGGCGGTGTGATCAGCGAGCCGGAGTTTACGGCAGAGGGCTGGCGCACCTTGGCCGTAGGGTTGCGGGTTTCCAGTAAATAGGTTATAATTAACTTGTCAAATCCTAAAGCATAGGTAGAAGAGCCCTGTCGGCATTGCGCTGGCAGGGCTCTTTTTTTTGTTTGTCGAAAATTGTTGCCAAAACGGTAACTAGACCTTATAATCAAAAATAAGAACATAAGTTCTTATTCATCTTCTTTCAGCTTCTGTTCAAGATACAAAACATCTAGGTTAGCTCGCTTAGTCTTAGCCGCGATAAAGGCCATACTCTTGGCCGCTGCAAAGTTATCAGCAAATCCGATCAACACACTTTGAAGACCTTTCTGGAGTGTAACAGAGAATCCAAAGCCTGTAGGCATGATTCTGATGTGCCGTTCATGGTGGTCATGCTTATTTGTTCGCAAAATGTTCACATTTTCGTTTATTAATTGGTCTAGAATTTGGCTCATTTCGAGTACTTCTGGACTATTTATCCCATTTTTTTGGGACAACCTATATATCTCCTGTCGAGTCTTTTCTATTTTATCCCTTAGTTCATCCATAATACTCCACCATCTTCCAGCGTTTAGGTGTAGTATTTCAATTTAGAGCAAGGTTATGCAGCAACTAGGAATAATTCGACAAAAACAGTCCGTTTCATTTGTCAAAAATCTGTAAGCGTTTTATGATTTAAGTAACGAACCGGTTCGGAAAACAAAGAGGTTGTTAGTACATAAGAGAGGATGTGGTGACCTGAGGGTAATATGAGGGTCGTATAGACATAGCTATACAAAATCCGAAGGAGAGCCGATTGGCTCAACACTTTACTGTCACGATCTCATACAAATCTTCCATATGACAATTGAGGATGAATGATACCGTCAGTCCAGCTTCCCAGCTCATCAATTCACGATTGTTTACCCAATTGGATATTTGATGCCTAGAGTAGCCAGTCCGTTTCGATAGGTCGATTTGTCGCATCTCTTCCCGTGCTAGTAAATAGCGCAATCGGCATCTCCCGCGGGAGAGAGACACCTTGTAGGCTCCTTTCAAGAAACATCTTTGCGGTAAATTGTAACACTATATTTTGATACAAAACAATATATAGTATGGAGGCGGCGATTTTGAGAGAGTTAAATCGCACTATAAAAGAAATACGAATCGCTCGTAAATATTCTATCGTTAGCGCAGCCAAAGGAATGGACAT